GCCGGAAGGGATACCAGCGAAGAGTCGCTTGTACATTCGGCCGTCGGGTAGAACGATCGGTGAGTCGAAAAAGGCTTCTATAGTCCATTCCCAGAGAGCTTGGAGCTTGTCGGGATTTGTGGGGCTATGTGGGTAGTCGCGGGTAGGGACGTATCCATTGTTGAAATCAAAGAAGGACCGTGTGCGGATAAAGATTTTCCGGATTAACCAGAAAAAGGCACGTTTGTCAAAGCGAGACCAGTCAATCGTGATGTAGGTTACGTTTTCATTTGGTTGCCAGAGTGTCGAGTATAGACGGTACCAGCCTCCAGTAAAGGTTTCGTAACCCCAGAGCATCGGTGTGATGCCAGGATTGAGTTTGATCCAAGCGATGTATTCCCAGTATATTTGAGCTTCGGAGATTATCCAGAGTTTAGAAACACCCCAGATGGTGCGGAGCTTGTTGGGAGCATCGAATTTGACTACGGCTGTCTTGATGTGAAGAAGCATAGGGAAGAGAAAACGTTGACGGATGTAGTTGGAGTGTGAGTATCCAGCCATTGATGTGAATCGCGATTTGATGATGTGTTGCCATGAGTGAACAAATGAGAAGATGAGATCTTTCATGAATCCAAATTTTGGTGGCGTCACCTGGGACAGAGTGTCCGGCGATGGGTCAGAACCGTAACGTTGTTGAGCGTCGAGCGGGTTGACGTACTTTGACCAGGTGCGAGTAGCGTGGTCGTAGAAGTCGTTGAAGGTCTTGCGGAGTCCAAGGAAGTATGGGACAACGGAGAATGGGAATTCAGCGTTTACTTGCCATTTGAACGGATAGTGCCATTGTACATCGTATAGATGTGTGACTTTGGCAGGGCGAGGAGGACGGAAGGCGTCCACGAGGCATTGCAGACCGTATTCGATTGCGAGCTGACTTTTGAGGTCAGTGGGCTCAGGGTGGTCGGGAATGTCACCGGAGAAGAAGTCGTCGGTGATGGTTTCCGGGCTGAGATCAGTTCGCTTGTGTCCTTCGATGATGAAAGAGATTTCACCGGAATCGAGGTACATTTCGAATGCTTGACGGAGAGTGCGTTTGTGATTATCAACGGCGATTTCATTGATATAGGGTATCGATGGACCGTTGTCGACATGGTCAACGAGCTTGAAGTTCGTGATGGTCGAAGAAAAATTCAGAACGCGGGAGAAAAGACTTGTGAGGTATTCCATGGTGAGTGGGTGTGGTAGATTTGATTCAGAGAGCAGCGAGTTGGCTTTAATTTTCAGGGCCAAAGGGACTTTGAGAGCTG